CCGGACTAAGAAGTAGAAAGTCTGGAAGCGTCAAGCGGGGTAAAGCTGGTAGTAATATTATGTTCCCTCATGATCTAGATGATCAACATTATATGACTTTTCGTGTTGTAGAAACCCATAGAAAAACCTTAGTATCGACAACTAAGCAAATGAAAGTGCGATCAATTATTCTTCCTATCCCAGGCAATTTAGTAGCAAAATATGCAGCAGATTATGAAAACTCGGATATGGGCGCGCTAGGTGCGCTTGCTTCTGGTAGTATGAAGATGGCCGATCTTAAAGCTGCGGGAAATTCAGCAAAAGACGCGGTTAAGGCACTTGGCGCCAGCATAAAAGCTTCCGCAGAACGCGGAAAACCCACTGAAGCTCAAGCAGCAACTGGCACCGCGGCTGCGGTTGCTGCTGGCGGCGGTCTTCTAGGTGCGGCAGCCTTTGGCGGTCTTATCGGTGCAGGCGCAGGAGCAATCGGTGCCGCTAATGTAACTAAGGGTATTGGAAAAAGACTAGGCTTAGCTATCAATCCACATATGGCAGTTCTATTCAAGGGTGTAGGATTTAAAGAACACACGTTCACTTTTAAATTTATTCCTAGAACTCAAAAAGAAAGTGAAGATATACAAGAATTATGTAGAGTATTTAGATATCATATGTTACCAGAATATGTAGCAGGCAGTTTAGCTTTTGGATATCCAGACGAATTTCAAATAACATTTTCTAAGCATCTGTCGCCTTATTTGTTTGATATAGGCAATTGTGTACTAAAATCATTCGATGTCACTTATAATGGTGGAGGAGTTCCTTCATTCAGTAAAGATGGTGCACCAATGGAGATTGATATTTCATTGGGATTCCAAGAAATCAATATTGAAACGAGAAATAATTCTTCTAAATCAACATCAACTATGATGATGGCTAGCGGCTTTGGGCCTGGTAAAGACGGCCGTCCGCCCGTCTGGTTTGCCGGTGCCGGCTTTTAACGGCAGTCTGGTAGTCTTAATAAGGAAATAACAAATGACTGGTATAAAATGAACAAGAACCATCTTAATGAGCAGAAACTAACATATTTTCAGCATTTAACAAATGCTCTGAAATTAACATTTCGGACTGGAATAGCTGCGGATATATTGTTTATTCACGCTTTCTTTCCGTTCATATTTGACAATTATTTTTCTCGATATATAAAACGAACACATGAAGAACTACATAATTCAGAAGGTAAAGGTTAATGAGTAATTATTTTTCATATTTTCCTACAGTTAAACATTCACTCAAGGATGATGGCACTGCTGTAGAAGTGACTAACATACTTAAACGCTTTGCGTTTCGAGATAGTGTTGAGGGTAATGTAGACACTTTCTATGAGCATTCAATAGAAGATGGTGAAAGGCCTGATATTCTTGCAGATACGCTTTATGGGAATTCTGACTATGCTTGGATAATATTGCTATTTAATGATATTGTTGATCCTATGTATGAGTGGCCTCTGTTCGGTCAAGACTTCATCAATTATATCACAACCAAATATGGTAGCGTAACCGCAGCGAATGAAGAAACTCATGCATATTATAAAATTCTATATCAAGGATTCACTAGAATAGATAGTCAAGTGATAAAAACTAAAAAAGTTGAAGTTGATCTTACGACTTATAATTCTCTAGGCTCTAATGATAGGTCGTTTGATACAGCCTATGAATATGAAGTTGAGTTGAATGACAATCGTAGAAAGATTCGTGTATTAAATTCTAAATATTTGAATGTTGTAGTTGATCAGGCTCATACACTTCTCAGGTCAGCAGCGTAATGGCGGAAATATCTAAACAAAGTGTTTCTGATGTAAATATTGATAAGATATTCATTGTAGCTGATCAAAGTCTCGCAGTCGATATATGGGATCAGGCTATTGAAGTGAACATATACCAAGATTTATATGAACCATTTCTGACATGTGATGTTACAATTGAAGATGGTTTAGATATATACAATGAGCTTGCAAGAAGTCCATCTAGGCAGCCTGGTTTTACAGGTCATGATTTGTTGGTGATTAGTTATACTTCTACTTTTCCGGGAGATAATATACCAAGCAAAACTCACGCTTTCGTTCTATATGAAGTAGAAGATAGATTTAGAACAAAAGAAAAATCAGAATTAGTTTCTTTACAGGGTATATCTATTGAAGGCTGGTTATCAGTTGATAAAAAGATTTCTAGAGCATATGGATATAATACCAAGAATAACAAAAAAACAATATCACATTATGTAAAATCTGTTGTTGATGAGTTTATATATAATAAACAAGCTAAAGATATCTACGACCGCATTGCTGAATCGGCGATGAAAGTTAGAGTCGTAAGAAATAATACATACGGCGAAACAAAAAGCCGACTACCATACATTGTACCTTTTCTAGCGCCCATAGATGCTATAGATAAGCTAATGGATGAAGCAGATAATGATCTAGATACACCACTATTCACTTTCTATGAAGACTCTACAGGATTTCATTTTGCAGATATATCAAAACTAGTAGATGCTGATTTTGATAGCCTTAATAATACATTTACATATGAACCATCAAATGCTGTTGAAGGTGGCCGCAGTCAAGATTTTATTGATCTAAAGAAAGTGTTATCTTTTGAGGTGATAAAGCAAACAGATACAATGATAGCAAAACTGGGAGGTCTTTTTAAATCGAAAACGATTAATATTGACGTTCTAAAAAAGAATAAAACAGAAATTATCTATAATTATGATAAATCAGGGCAGATATTCAGTAAACTCAATGACGGCAATTTACCGCATGGTCATTTAGTATCAGGAACATCTAGTCCTGATGCATCAGTATATATGAGAACTTCTAGAGTAGGACATGATTACTATAAATTATTTGAGTCAGAACACCATTTACCCAAAAAGTCTAATACACTTCTGGGAAAAAGACAGTCATATGGAGAACATCTAGAAAACATCATGCTAAGTGTCACTTTGAATGGTCATTCAGAATTAGATGTAGGAAATAAAATCAATCTAGTCATACCAAAAGCAACAACGATTGGTAATAAGCGTGAGGCCAACATAGATAAATATTTAAGTGGATATTATTTGATTACAAGATTGAGGCACATTATTAAAGATAATAATATGGATACTGTGATCGAAGTTATGAAAGATACTGAAAGCACTGCACCAATCACACAGCCGCATAAGGGATAACAATGCTTCTTAATTATACAGAATACTCTGATCTCCAGACTTATGAACAGTTAGACGAAAAACTGATCATTGTCGGTAAGGGTAAGAAGTATGGCCAGATTATGTTTGTTGCCGGCGGCGCTGGCTCTGGTAAAGGCTTTGCTATCAAGAATTTTATTGAAGGTGAGAAGTTCAAGGTCAAAGATCCTGATGAAATTAAGAAAGCGTTTTTGAAGGTTGCTAAAGAAAAGGACAAGTATCCTGAACTTAAAGGCTTAGATTTGACAAAGCCAGATGATGTTGCCAAGCTTCATGCTTTTGTTAAGAAAAAGGGAACGATAGGTAAATTACTTGGTAATCTTTTAAAAGACGCAGAGATATCGGCTAAGAAAGGTACGCTACCCAATCTATTATTTGATCGTACAGTGAAAGACATGGATGATATTAGTGATATTCTACCACAATTAGATGCTGCTGGATATGATCGAAAGAATATACATCTAACATGGGTTCTTACAGATTATAGAGTTGCTATTAAAAATAATTTAGATCCCAAAAGAGGTCGCGTTGTTCCTGAAGACATACTATTACAAACACATTCGGGTGCTGCAAAGACGGTGTATTCTATATTAAAAGGTAAAACAGACAGTGGAATAAATGGTGATGTTAATGTAATATTAAACAATCGTGAAAATACTATACCCTTTGTTGATGCTAAAGGTAATCCAATAAGAGGGTCACGCAGTAAAGAATTAATCGTTAAAGATTTTAAATATTTGAATATGAAAAAGCAGGGTAAAGGATTTAATAAAGAAGCTGATATACAAAAACAATTGTATGCATGGGTTAAAGATAATGTGCCTGATGATGCGATGAAAACTATAAAGGAACCAAAATTATGAGTATGCCTAAAACAAGACGTAAGAGGACTAGTATGGAGCGCCCCGACACGATGTTTTTACAGGAAATTGAGGAAAAGAATAAAAAAGAGTTTCTTCAAGAGATCGTCGAACCTGCTATACAGTATGAAGAGGAAGTCGAACCTGAAGTTGTTCCTAAAATTAACTGGGATGAATTGACTGAACGCGAGCGCGAAGAAGCGATCCAAACAGAAAGACTTAAAGATGTCCGACCAGAAAAACGACCAGTTTGATCATCTGACAGATTACATCGATGAACAAGAGAAAACTAAACAAACATTAAAAAACGGACTATTAAGTTTTTTAAATTACGTGAAGGAAGTTGAAGATGAAAGACTTCATAGGTCAGAATGATTTCACATGGTTCATCGGAGTTGTCGAAGACCGTGACGACCCAGTACAACTTGGGCGAGTCCGTGTCCGTTGCTTTGGTTGGCACACGGAGGACAAGGGTCAAATACCTACTGGTTCTCTCCCTTGGGCAATTCCACTACAAGGGATCACTTCACCCGCGATCAGTGGTGTGGGCCAATCTCCGACAGGATTAGTTGAAGGTAGTTGGGTTGTTGGATTCTTTCTAGATGGCGACGATGCACAAGAACCTGTAGTGATGGGTTCAATAGCATCTTCTTCTTCTGAATTTGGAGAGCCTACGAAAGGTTTCTATGATCCTAATATTAGACCAGATACTGAAGTACCGATCGATCCTCATAACGGAGGTCATCCACATAGCGTATATCCTAGATTCATCAAAGAAAGCGATGTAAATAGACTTGCTCGAAATTCTAACACTGTTCATAACACTTCAAAAGACAACGCTGCGTATGATGATATACCAGTAGTTAATAATGCATTTTATGAAGCGCAAATTATAGGTAGTGTTATATCTAAAGATAGAGATAATAAAACAGGTGATGAATTAATAAGAACATATACGGAAAATGCAACATGGTCAGTTGATTCAATCAATACTAATACAGAAAGTCAAACTTGGAACGAACCAAAAACATCTGACAAAACTTTTCGGGGTAGACGTGAAGAGCCTGATGGAACATATGATCGTAATCGATATCATACTGTATATCCTAAAAATCATGTGTTTGAAAGCGAATCTGGCCATATAAGAGAAATTGATGATACTCCTTATGCTGAAAGAATACACGAATCACATAGATCAGGAACACATTACGAAATAGATGCCGACGGAAATAAAGTTACACACGTTATAGGTAATAATTATGAAGTTATTGTTGGCACATCATTCGTTAACGTCAAGGGAGATGTTAATCTCACGATTGATTCTAATGTCAAGACATATATCAAGGGTGATTGGGACATACAAGTCGATGGGGACGTAAGAGAGCATATTAAAGGAAATGTAACACAACAAGTAGATGGTAATCAAACTGAAACTGTAAAGAAGAACGTTACTGAAATATATGGCACAGAGAATGATACACACAAACATGCTGTTACAGTGAATGGTGAGCGAACAGAGTCGGTAACTAATAATGTTACAGAGACATATGGAGCTAATCAAAATACCGATATTACAGGCAATCTAGATGTTGATGCTGCAAGAATAGACTTAAACTAATGGCAGAATTTCAAATGATAGTAGACGGTGAACTGGTATTATATGATAAGTATGAAGATATACCAGAAAAATTTGATCATGTAATCAGATTTATACCTGATATACCACCTGAGCCTCATACTGAAGATGATCATGATGAAATGGCATCATGGAACACACGATTACAAGAATTAATGGAGAAAGAACGTGCCCGCAGCAACTAGAATTGGCGATGCAGATGTCACACATTGTTCAACTCCCACAAGAGCAGTAGGTTCACCTAATGTATTTGTGAATAATATTCCATGGAGTAGGCAGGGAGACAACAATACGACTCACTTATTGCCGGGTGCGCCTTGTCCTGCTCACGCTGCACCTATTGCTACAGGGTCAACAACTGTTTTTGTAAATGGTAAGGGCGGCGGTAGAATAGGTGATGGTGTTTCGGGATGCACTTCGGTTGCAGCAGGTAGTTCAAATGTTTTTGCTGGACCCTGATCGATACTTTATAAATATAACGAACACACAGAGTAGGTAAAATGGCTGAAGGTTTCTTCGATAGCACATTAAGACAGAAAGAGATTTATAGTGATATAGACCTTGCTTTTTTGTCGCATCCCATTACAGGAAAGCTTTCTCGAAAAATAAATCGTGAAGCTGTAAAGCAGTCTGTCAAGTCTCTGATTATGACTGACTTCTATGAGAGGCCATTCAAGCCTTTAATTGGATGTGGTATCAGGCAGCTACTATTTGAAAATTTTCATCCTGCTATTGTTCAAGAGATGGAATTAGCTATTTCAGAAGTTATTGAGAATTACGAACCTAGAGCAGAATTGATTAGTGTTAATGTTGATGCTCATCCAGATTCAAACGCGATGTCTATTAGTGTAGTTTTTTATGTTGTCAATGACACTGCCCCCGTAGTCTTAGACGTAATATTAGAAAGAGTCCGATAATGGCCGCTGCAAACACATATTTAAATATCACAGAAACAGATTTTGCTGACATTCGAGCTAATCTAGAAAGTTATCTAAGCACTCAGACGCAATTTCAAGACTATGATTTTGAAGGCTCTGCTATGTCAACACTATTAGACGTATTAGCATATAATACACATTATAATGCATTCTATATTAATATGCTTGCAAATGAAATGTTTCTTGATACGGCTCAGCAAAGAGATTCAGTTGTGTCACGCGCAAAAGAGTTGGGATATCTGCCAGTCTCTGCAAGGGGTGCATCAGCAAATGTTACATTGACGTTTACTGGAGTAGCTAACACAATTGGTACTTTTTTGATATCTGCAAATTCTAAATTCACCACAACGATTGATGATATTGGTTATACGTTTGTGACACCAGAAGATTTTACTGTACAGAATAATGCTGATATTTTTGTTAAGGAAATTACAATCACAGAGGGTGAGCCTCTTCAGCATAGATTTACAGTAAGTTCAGCCGCGCCGGTCAAATATAGGATACCTAATGCTAATGTTGATACGAATAGCATCAAGCTTCGGGTCCAAGAGTCTGCTGCTGATCTTACACAAACAACTTTTACTAAAGCAACGAATGTTGTTGCTGTAGCAAATAATTCTCCAGTATATTTCCTTCATGAATCTTTCGATGAGAAATATGAAGTTTCTTTTGGTGATGGTGTTGTAGGTAAATCTGTAAAAAATAACAATGTTGTTATTGTAGATTATCGTGTGTGTAATGGTGCAATGACAAATGGAGCCGATGTATTTAGTGTGGGTGCATTAAGTGCAACTGCTGATTATACTACAGTTACTCTTGCTATCAAATCGAAAGCAACAGGCGGCCGCGCACAAGAGGACGTTTCGTCAATCAAGTTTAATGCTCCCAAATATTATGAAACACAGAATCGTGCGATCATCGCTGAAGATTATAGTCGTATTCTATTGAATGAAAATTCAGACTTAGATTCTGTAGTGTCTTATGGCGGTGAAGAACGTACACCAGCAGTATATGGTAAAGTGTATATCGCAACGAAACCATTGCTAGAAGATTATATCACAGCCGAAAGAAAAACACAGCTAAGGTTAGCTATTAAAGATCGTACTCCTCTTGCTGTTGATCCTGTATTCGTTGACGCAGAGTATCTATATGCAATACCCACAATCGATGTTCTTTATGATTCTAAAGCTACGGTCAAGACAGGTGATTGGTTCATCTCTAATGCTAAAGCAGCAATGGTCACATTTAATACTAATAATCTAAATCAATTTAAGAAGAGGTTCCGTTTCTCTCGATTTGCTAGAACAATCGATAATGTCGATACTTCTATTTTTAACAGCGCAATTTCTATGAAGATACAGAAAAGATTTACACCAGATACAAACGTATCACAGACAGTTATTTTAAATTATAAAAATCCAATCAGAGTGAGTACAGTCGTATCTACATCATTCACCTATAGTGGATTTCAAGCCTTCCTTGATGATGATGGCTTGGGTAATATAAACATATATCGATATAATGAATTAAAAGCTAAAACTAATATTGTAGAAAATGCAGGAACGATTGATTATGTCGCAGGGCTTATCACTATTAATAATTTTGCTCCATCAGATTATAATGGTGTAGAAATTAAAGTCACGGGCACTCCAGAAAATCTAGACATAGTTCCTACACAAGAAACTATTATTGTGTTAGATTCTGAAGCAGCAACAATCACAGCAACTTCAGAGAGTTGAAATGGCAATTGATCAACTAACATCCAGTATTGTAAAAAATCAGTTTCCTGATTTCTATAAAGAAGACTCTCCCGGCTTTCTGCTATTCGTAAAAGCTTATTATGAGTATATGGAACAATCTGGTAAGAGTATTCATGAACTAAACAAGCTGAAGTCATATAAAGATATCGATGATACACTCGATGAATATATCGAATATTTTCGCAGAACTATTATACCCTCTCTACCTATATCCGTAGTATCTGATAAACGTCTTCTCGCAAAGACCATCAGAGACTTCTATCAGTCGAAGGGTACACTAGATTCGTATAAATTTCTATTCAGAATACTCTATGATGAAGATGTTGAAGTTTCATATCCTGCTGATCAGATGCTTAAAGTTTCCGACGGTGATTGGCAAATAGATCGTTATATTGTGATTCCGTCGAATGAAGAAGCATATAAATTTATAGGTAAGACTATTCAAGGCATTGAAAGCCAGGCCGAAGCTTTTGTTGAAGATGTAGTGCGAAGATATCTTGGTGGTAGAGATATGATGCAGATCACTCTAGATAAACTGAAAGGTAATTTTTCTAATGCAGAGTCTATTAAAATCAAATCAGAAGAATCTGGCGTAGGTTTTGAGCCTATCATTGAAGCTGGTATTAATACAATCACTGTTGATGGCCAAGGATCAGAATATGCTCCTGGCGATGAAATCGACCTTATATCAGCTAAAACCGGAAGAGAAGGTAAGGGTGTTGTAACAGATGTTATAACGCAAGCAGGTATTATCAATTTCACCCTTGTTGATGGTGGTTCTGGGTATACTGCATCTACAGACAGTCCTGGTACGATAATTACACAAACCGGCGGTGATGGAACAGCGGCCGCTAGTTTTGTTATAGGCACAAGTGATATTACAGACACTTTTTCTATATCAAGAAATGTAAATCTATTCATATCTAATACTGTCTTTGGTGCTAACGCGGCTGTTATATCATATTCACCTATAACTGATCCTACATATATGCATAATCTTACATTTGCAAATACTAATTCCACAACCTTCGCTGTAGGAGATATTATTCAGAATCGTGATGCAAAAGTTGGATCAGGAACGGCTGCAAATGGAATAATACAAGAGATTATATCCTCTGTACCCGTGACCGGTGCACCCTTGAACTCTCGCGTAGTTGTTAAACTCTCACACACTCATGGCACATTTGCAAATACAAATCTTCTACAAGGTGTTCTATACCGAGGCACCATACATATTGGTAATACAGTGTCTTGGGGGAACAAACCAGCAGATGTTATAAGGCGAACATCCACTTTTGCTAATACAGTTATATCTTCGCCCAGCTATGGATTTCCAGAAGCTGATGAGATCACAACGAATAAAAGCGATTTTAGAACAAACAAAGATGCTGTAATAAAGATTGCTAATACTAGAATATTGTCTGTAGGACAATCTCTATATGGTGTTACTTCTGGTGCGAATGCTGTTATTAATTCAGTTCAAAGCTCGGCAGCAGGCGCGGGCGTGTTTCGAGTAGACACATATAAGAATTTTGGGACTGGATCTGCTACTGAACAAATTAAACTGGGATCTGCAAATACCGCAGCGCCAGTCATTGGTACACTTGTGAGTGGCCAATTCTACGCTAATACAATTGGCTATCATATTCTTGAAGTTGGTAATGTAGCTAGCCAAACTATTTCTGCCGGTGATGAACTTGTGGGTGCTGTCAGCGGCGCATTTGGTATCGTAAAGAAAGTTATAACTACAGTAGCAAATGGATATACTCAAGCTGTTGGTGGTGCTGATGATAGACATTTAGTCAAACTACAAGTTACTGCAAACACGTCTGCTAATCTCACAAGTCAGTGGGATGCTGGCCCTATGAAGCCTTTCTCAGAACTTGAAGCAGTAAGAAAAGTTGGTAGCGCAACAGTTGTAGGTAATGTAGCATACACTACGTCGAACACGCAGATCGAAAATATATATACAAGATTAGATCATTCTCTAGTATTTAAAGTAGCAGCGTTCGGTACAATCGATGATCTTTCTATGAGGATTGGTGGTTCAGGATATTCTGTTGCTCCCACTGTATTAGTTAATGATAGCCAAGTAGCTTCGTTGGGTATACGTGATGTATTTTTATATCTACAGAATACTGCTTCGAATTGGAGTACGGCCAACTCACAAATAACAGCTTTTGATACAAACGATAGATTAGAACAATCTTCTTCTGGAGCAAAGGCAGATATTAAACAGATATCTCCTGCAATTCCTAAACAGTTTCTTCCTTATGGTACTGGGCTAACAACAGTTACTCATGCTAATACGACCATTGAGACTATTGTTAGAGTATTTCAAGATGAAACACAAGCAACGAGTAATATAAACTATAAATTAGGCACTGTCGCAACTAAGCATTATAGCAGCGCAGACCAATCAACATTAACCGCGACGGGTAGTGCTAAGATTGTTAAGATAATTGATAATGGTGTTCTTGGTCAAAATGCGACGATTACAGCTAAAGTTGGCGCTAATGGCGCAATAAGTGGTATTCGAACTCTAGATTCTGGTTATGCATATGGAGATAAAGAACTAGTCACATTTTCTACTAGTGAAAGAACTAATGCGACAAGTGGCACAGGTCTATTAACACTCAAAAATGCTGCTAATGCAGAAGGATATTATGCATCGAATCGATCACAAGTGTCAACTAAGCGTGGGTATATTCAAGACGGATATCGATATCAAGAATTTTCATATGAGATAAGTTCTGGTATTGCATTCGATAGGTATAAAGATTTGGTTGATAACCTCGTACATCCTGCTGGCCAGAAATTGTTTGGTCAATTCGTATCGCGGACTCCTCTTAAACTGGATATTGTTACCACACCGCATAATCGCATAAGAAAGCAATCAAACGGAACTATTGCGATTACTAAAACAAAAGCATCAAACACTGTAAGCATCACAAACGGATCGTTTACTGTTACTGCTAGTAATCCACTGTTTAGAGGCGCAACAACAGGCGCTACAGGAAACATAACGCGAGTTGCTAATGGTCAATATATGATTGTTCAAACGACTATAGCGAATGTTGATAAGTACTATTCTATTAAAGTTAATGCGAATACTACAGCTTCCTTAACTACGGCCAATCTTGTGAATAGATGGGATCACGGAACGATTGCTACAGCAAATGTTTACTTCGCTAACTCATTCCATATAACAGGATCAAGCTCAACGTTAAGCGCAGAATTTGCAAATAATGATGTCATTGTTATTGAAACTACTCATAAAAACTATAATCAAATTGAACTAAATAAAGTAAATAGCGCCACTTCAGCAAATCTCACAAGTATCTGGACTTTAGCAGACGTGTCTGGAGCCAATGCTTATTATTATACGGGAACGGTATCTTAATGCCCAAATATATTTCAAAAGAACTCAGCATTCATAATGCGAAAGTCTTTAAAGATTCACTATCTCTTGCGGATACAGATGCGCTAAAACAGTCTACAGTTTTGTATGCTATTTTGGGTAGAGCAGAAGCTTACGCTGATGAAGGTACCACACCTACACCAGTTGAGACAGATCAAGATAAACACTATGAATTGTGGCGGCAAGCGTGGGCAGGTAAAAAGATCACAGCAGGTGATGTGTCTCATGTTGTACCCAGACATAATTGGGCTACTGGAACAGTATACGCAATGTATCGTGATAGAGATACAAACTTGTATGGCCGATCTTTTTATGTCATAACAGAACAGAACAACGTATATAAATGTTTAAAGAATAATAAGGGCGGAACTTCTACAGTTCGTCCTTCTGGATTCTCAACAACTGGATTTACTACTTCTGATGGATATCATTGGAAATATATGTACACTGTCAGTCTTGGTCGGGCTGATAAATTTATGACTGCTTCATATATACCTGTGCAGAATGTTCTATCTTCAGATGGTTCAACAGAGGGTGATCGACAGACACTAGTCCACAATGCAGCCGCGAATGGCGCAATTGAAGTAATCGAAACTGTCAATGTTGGCGCTGGATATCAGCAATTAACGAATGGTGTTCCAGATTCAGCAACGACAACAACGGTAACAATGTCTACTGCTTCTGGAGACACAGCTTCGCCTGTAGATAACTTCTATAATGGTTCTAGCATCTACGTTAAGAGTGGAACTGGCTCAGGACAATTAAGGCGAGTTGTTGATTATACCGGCGCTACAAAAACTCTGACTGTTAATACAGCTTTTCAAACTTTGCCTAATACAGATTCTACTATGATCATATCTCCCACTGTTACTATAATCGGTGATGGTCTTGGTGCAAAAGCATATTCTAAAATTAATATAAGCTCAGGTGCTATAGCAAACGTGTTTATGATAACTACTGGAACAGGGTATCGAAGAGCATCTGTGCTTATCACCGCAAACCCAAATCATGGTACAGGCGCAACAGCTAATGTTATTATGTCTCCTATAGGTGGCCATGGTAAAGATGCGATCAGAGAACTTGGTGGTGATAAGTTGCTGCTTAATGCGCAATTTGAAGCTAGCCTTGGTGTCTCTTCTACTGCCCGCGGATATATTCCTGCGAATACTTCTTTCCGTTCGATCAGTCTTCTTAAAGATCCGATTTTAAAAGTCGATTCATCTAACGCACCTATAGCAGCAGAGAAAATAGCAAACACATCGAATAGTCCAGTAAATCTAAGATTATCTACAGAACTTCTTATATCATACAAAAGTATGAGTGGAACGACACCTGTTAATGCCCTTGCTGCTGGTGATACTATTACACATGAACGTGCTAGATTATTAGCCGAATTGGGGACTCTTCAATTTGTAACAGAACTAAGTGCTTCTGTTAGAGCAAATTCTGTTGTAGCTATGGCAAATGCTGTGAAGGGTGCTAATGCTGATATAATTTATATTCGTAATGATGAAGTAACTGCTGAC